CTTATATTGCACAAAACATTGATGCTAATGATAGTAATATTTTTGCTATTATTGTAGAAAATTTATCTGATACTAGTGAAACAGATATTTACAATGCATTTCAGTGGAGAGAAACTAGGTAATTTTTTATGAGTGATAATGTATATCTTGGCAATCCAAATCTAAAAAAAGCAAATACTGCTATTGAGTTTACTCAAGAGCAAATCATTGAATTTATGAAATGCAAAGAAGACCCTGTTTACTTTGCAAATAACTATGTAAAAATTGTTTCACTGGATGAAGGTCTTACTCAGTTTCATCCATATCATTTTCAGGAGAAGTTGATCAATAACTTCCATGAGAATAGATTCAACATCTGTAAGATGCCCCGACAGACCGGTAAGTCTACCACTGTGGTATCATATCTTTTACACTATGCTGTCTTTAATGACAGTGTAAACATTGGTATTTTGGCAAACAAGGCAGCAACAGCAAGAGAACTTCTTGGAAGATTGCAGACCGCATATGAGAACTTGCCTAAATGGATGCAACAGGGTATTATAGCATGGAATAAAGGATCTTTGGAGTTAGAGAATGGCAGTAAGATATTGGCAGCTTCTACGTCTGCAAGTGCTGTCCGAGGTATGTCGTTTAACATCCTCTTTCTCGACGAGTTCGCGTTCGTCCCAAATCACGTTGCTGATTCGTTCTTTGCATCTGTTTATCCTACTATTACTTCTGGTAAAAACACCAAAGTAATTATTGTATCTACACCACATGGTATGAATCATTTCTACCGTATGTGGCATGATGCAGAAAGAAAGAAGAATGAATATGTTCCTACCGATGTTCATTGGTCAGAAGTTCCTGGTAGAGATTTAAAGTGGAAAGAAACTACGATTGCAAATACTTCTGAACAACAGTTCAAAGTTGAGTTTGAGTGTGAGTTCTTAGGATCAGTTGATACATTGATTGCTCCAAGTAAGTTAAGAACTCTAATATACGACAATCCTATTCAGAGAAATGCAGGTCTTGATGTATATGAACCATCGAAACAAAATCATGATTATGTAATGACAGTTGACGTTGCAAGAGGAGTTGGAGAAGATTACTCTGCGTTCGTTGTTGTTGATATTACTGAGTTTCCACATAGAGTTGTTGCCAAATATAGAAACAATGATATCAAACCAATGCTGTTTCCAAACATCATATATGAAGTAGCAAAAAATTACAATAGTGCATATGTCTTATGCGAAGTTAACGATATTGGGGATCAAGTAGCAAGTATTATCCAATATGATTTAGAATATCAAAATTTACTCATGTGCTCCATGAGGGGTAGAGCAGGGCAGATTGTTGGTCAAGGATTTTCTGGAAAGAAAACTCAGTTAGGTGTCAAAATGTCCAAAACTGTGAAGAAAGTTGGATCACTTAATCTTAAGACTTTGATTGAAGAAGATAAGTTAATCTTCAACGATTATGAGATCATCTCTGAGTTGACAACATTTATTTCTAAGCATAACTCATTTGAAGCAGAAGAGGGTTGTAATGATGACCTTGCCATGTGTCTGGTTATCTATGCATGGTTAGTCCAGATGGACTACTTCAAAGAGTTAACAGACCAGGATGTTCGTAAGAGACTATATGAAGAACAAAGGAATCAAATAGAACAAGACATGGCACCATTTGGATTTATGGATGATGGTTTAGGGTCTGAAAGTTTTACTGATAGTGAAGGAGATAGATGGTTCAGTGCTGATGAATATGGAGACAAATCTTATATGTGGGAGTATCTATCATAATGGATTTAGATGGTCAAATAAAGTTAGGACATCTCTTACTTCAAGATAGAAAGTGTAGAGTTTGTGGAGAAATGAAAAATCTGGTTGAAGAATTTTATAGAACTCGCAAAGATAGAGGTCCAGTAGCATCATCATATTCATATGAATGTAAAGAATGCACTGTAAAAAGAGTATCTAAAAACAGAAAAGAAAAACCAGACATACCATACGAACCAGTTCCTAGAATAAAAGACATATATCCTGATTGGTAGTTTATTCACGTCGGGTTTCCCCTGTGAAAACATATTTTTTACTAAATATTCTTAGATATACTGAGACTTCACGGAGAAAAACATGGCGACTCCTCAATTATCTCCTGGTGTATTAACCAGGGAAGTTGATCTAACACTTGGAAGAGCTGATAATGTTTTAGATAATATCGGGGCAATTGCTGGACCTTTCAGAATTGGACCCGTTGATGACCCTATTGATGTAACAACTGAGCAAGAACTTATCAATGTATTTGGTAAGCCTATGACAACTGATACTCAATATGAGTATTGGATGAGTGCTTCAAACTTCCTCTCATATGGCGGTGTTCTTAAGGTTGTAAGAACTGATGATGACGACCTTAAGAACGCAAATGCTGGTGTTGGTATTGCATCAACAACGACTCTGAAAATCAAGAGTTATGATGATTACCAGCAAAATTATAAGACAGCAACTAATTTCACATATGCTGCTAAAAACCCAGGTAGATGGGCAAACAACCTGAAGGTTTGCTACATTGACGATTATGCAGACCAAACCGTAGGTATTGCCACCACAAGTCTTTCTGATATTGGTGCTACAGTTGGTTTTGGTATTACTGCATCACTCGATAATGTTGTAATTCCAGGAACAGGAACAACATCTGGATTCACTGGATATCTTAAGGGTATCATTGTTGGTCTTAGAACAGACTCAAATGGTATTGATAGTAAGGTTGATCTTAAGATTGTTTCCCGTGTAGAAACAGTTGGCGGCGGTTCAACAGAAACCAAGATTGATTATAAGGAAGGATTTGCTGGAGCATCCTTTGGAACATCTGTAGCAGTTAACTTTGTTAACAACTCTGGTGTTACTTCGACTGGTATTGTTGATGAATCGATGACACCTGCAACTGCAGTTGACTGGTATGACCAACAGACTCTCAACCTGACTAACTCAACACTTTTCTGGAAGTCTATTGCAGGAAGACCAACAACTAACTCTTACGTTTCTGATAGAAACGGTAAGCATGATGCTCTTCACGTCGTAGTTGTTGACGATACTGGATCAATCACAGGAATCAAGGGCAATATCCTTGAAAAGCATCTTGGTCTTTCTAAAGCACTGGATGCAGTCTCCAGTGTAAATGCTCCTCAGAGAATCTACTATAAGGATTATATTGCAGATTTCTCCGAAAATATCTTTGCTGGATATAACCCATCTCAAGCAGATGATACTGTCAATAACACTTATCCAAGAGCAACTGGATTCTCAACAGATTACACTGCAGTAACAACTGCCGATGGTCTGTTTGGTTTAGATGCACAGGATACAACCTTCTCCGCAATTGGAAACGTTACTTATACTTTTGGTAGTGGTGAAGATTACTCCACTACTGGTGGAATGGGAGCAACTCTTTCCAACCTCGTTACTTCTTATGATCTCTTCGCTAATAAGGATGAGATTGAAGTAGACTTCTTGATCATGGGTCCTGGTGGTTCAACTGTATCTGAATCTCAAGCAAAAGCAAACAAACTCATTGCTCTTGCAGATGCAAGAAAAGATTGTATTGCAGTTGTTGGTCCACACAGAGGAGACCTTGTAAATGTAACCAATTCTACTACTCAGACTGACAACCTGATCAACTATTTCTCAGTACTGAATTCTTCTTCTTACGCAGTATTTGATTCTGGTTATAAGTATCAGTATGATAGATTTAACAATGAGTTCCGCTATGTTCCTGCAAACGCAGACGTTGCTGGAATGATGGTTCGCACATCTCTCACTGCTTTCCCATGGTTCTCACCTGCAGGTCAGCAACGCGGTATCATCAATAATGCGATCAAGTTGGCATACAACCCAACTAAGGCAGAAAGAGATCGTCTCTATCCTAAGAGAATTAACTCCTTTATCACCACACCTGGTGTCGGAACACTTCTCTTCGGTGATAAGACAGCACTTGGTTTCCCATCTGCATTTGATAGAATCAATGTTCGTCGTTTATTCCTTACTATTGAGCAAGGACTGGAGAGAGCAGCACAAGCTCAACTCTTTGAGATAAATGATGATCTCACAAGAGCAAACTTCAGAAATATTGTAGAACCATATCTCCGTGATATTCAAGCGAAGAGAGGTCTCTATGGATTCTTGGTTGTCTGTGATGAAACAAACAACACTCCAGATATTATAGATAATAATGAGTTTAGAGCAGACATCTTCCTGAAGCCTGCCAAGTCCATCAACTACATCACCCTCACTTTCGTCGCCACGCGCACAGGCGTAAGTTTTGAGGAAGTAGCTGGTAGAGTTTGATTATTATATCTAAATAACAAAAGGAGGATTCAGAAATGGCCAATTCAATTACAGATTTTAGAAAAGCACTTAATGGGGGCGGTGCACGCCCCAATCTATTTGAGGTCACATTCCCAACAAATGGTGTATTCCAGTTGACTGGTGGAAGTGATGCTCAAGAAGATTTAAGAATGCTTGTAAAAGCAGCTCAGCTTCCTGCTTCAAACGTTGCTGCGATTGATGTTCCTTTCAGAGGAAGAATCATGAAGGTTGCTGGTGATCGTACATTCGACACCTGGACTGTTACTATTATGAATGATGTTGATTTTACATTGAGAACTTCTTTCCAGAACTGGATGCAGCAGATTGCTCAGTATCAAGATGGTTCTGGTATTCAAGATCCTAATGGATACAAGTCAACTGCAAGGGTTACTCAGTTACAGAGAGCAACTTCAAATCTTTCAAGCACTGGCGGTTCAGGTTTAGTACCTGCATACACTTATGATTTCTTCGGCATTTTCCCAACTAACATCAGTGCTATTGATCTCTCATACGATTCTGGTGATACTATTGAAGAATTTACAGTTGAGTTTCAAGTAGATTACTGGGCACCTCAAGGTGTTACCGATTCTATTGATACTACTCCTGTCTGATGATTGATTAATGTCCCTACTAAATAGTAGGGACAAATAAGTTTGTAATAATGTCTGGTAAGTTATTTGGGTTCTCAATAGAGGACACAGAACCACTATCTCCATCAGCGGTCTCCCCCGTACCTCCCAATAATGAGGACGGGGCTGACCACTATATGAGTAGTGGTTTTTTTGGTTCTTATGTAGACATTGAAGGTGTATATCGCACTGAATTTGATCTCATCAAAAGATATCGTGAGATGGCACTACATCCTGAAGCAGATAGTGCTATTGAAGATATTGTAAATGAAGCAGTTGTTTCGGATACAAATGATAGTCCTGTAGAGATTGAACTTTCAAATCTCAATGCAAGTGATGGAATTAAAAACAAAATTCGCAAAGAATTTAAGCATATTCTCAATCTTTTAGACTTTAATAAAAAAGCACACGAAATCTATAGAAACTGGTATATAGACGGAAGACTTTATTATCATAAAATTATTGATCTGAAAAATCCTCAAGAAGGAATTCAAGAGTTGAGATATATTGACGCAATGAAAATGCGTTATGTTAGGCAGCAGAAGAAACCAAAAAATGATATATCCTCTGTTGTGAGAATCAAGAGTGATAATCCTATGGATTATGATTTCCCAGAGATTGAAGAGTATTTCATTTACAATCCAAAGTCAGTTTATCCAACTGGCAATCCCATGCAAACTGGGGCAAATCAAGGAATCAAAATTGCAAGAGATTCAATCACATATTGCACCTCAGGTCTTGTAGACAGAAATAAAGGATCAACTTTATCATATCTCCATAAAGCAATCAAATCTCTCAATCAACTTAGAATGATTGAAGATTCTTTGGTTATTTACAGATTGTCAAGAGCACCAGAACGTAGAATTTTTTATATTGATGTTGGCAATCTTCCAAAGGTAAAAGCAGAACAATATCTTCGCGATGTCATGATGAGATATCGCAACAAACTTGTTTATGATGCAAATACTGGAGAGATTCGTGATGATAAGAAATACATGGCTATGCTTGAGGATTTCTGGTTGCCTCGAAGAGAAGGAGGACGTGGAACTGAAATTTCTACTCTTCCGGGGGGTCAAAACCTTGGAGAGATCACAGATATTGAATACTTTAAAAAGAAACTTTACAGGTCCCTTAACGTACCGCCAAGCAGAATGGACGGAGAAGGTGGATTTAATCTTGGTAGATCCTCTGAAATCCTCAGGGACGAACTGAAATTTACTAAGTTTGTTGCACGTTTGAGAAAGAGATTTTCCAATATGTTTAACGACATGTTGAAGACTCAACTAATTCTAAAGAACATCATTACTCCTGAAGATTGGGATTTGATGAGTGAGCATATTCAATATGACTTCCTTTATGATAATCATTTCTCTGAGTTAAAAGATGCAGAACTTCTTAATGAAAGATTGACTCTTGTTCAGACTGCTCAACCATATATTGGTAAGTATTATTCTCAAGACTATGTTCGTCGTAAGATTCTTCGCCAGACTGATGAAGAAATCATTGAGCAAGATGCACTGATTGAAAAGGAAATCAAGGATGGTGTGATTCCAGACCCAGCAACAATTGATCCTCAAACTGGAATGCCTTTAGATTCTGCAGCAAATATGGATTTGGGTGCTCCGGTAATGGAACCTGAAGTTGATGGATCTTCAACAGAGGCACCAGAACTTCCCAAAGGTGGAGAAATATAAATACCCATAGTCGTATAATATACATTTAAATGGATGACCTTTTAGATATGATCATTGCTGACGAGTCACCATCTCAAATCAGTGATACAATTAAGGATTTTCTCTATGCAAAATCTGCTCAAAGAGTAGATGCATTTCGTCCTATGGTAGCTAATACTGTTTTTGGTGGAGAAGATCAAATTGAAGTAGAGACTGAAGAGGAAACAGACTGATGGTATACATTCGCCATGATGCAAATAATGATGTAGCATCACCACAACCTGGTTTTACAACTGTTACTGATCTTGGCGGAACCACTGGATTTTCCTCTGTTACTTATGAAAACTTTAATGATGATTACATTGCATATACTTACAACAGTGTAGCAGGAATAGGAACCAGAACACCATCAGAATATCAACGTCATGATGAGAACAATAGTCCAGTTGGAGTTGGTACTTATCAAAGGCATGATGTAAATAATGATCCCATAACGAGTCCATAACTATAAATAATAAATAAAGACCTGTTTTCACGATGAAACTAATCAGAGAAGAGATAGAATCAGTAGAATTTCTTGTCGAGCAAAAGAACGGTAAGAAATCTATGTATATCGAAGGAGTTTTCCTTCAGGGCAACATTAAGAACCGCAATGGTCGTATGTACCCTATGGAGACACTTCGTCGTGAGGTTTCTCGTTATAGCGAAAACCATGTTCAAGCAGGTAGAGCACTTGGAGAACTTGGTCACCCAGATGGTCCTACCGTCAACCTTGACAGAGTTTCACATAAAATTATTTCTCTAAGAGAATCTGGATCCAACTTTATTGGTAAGGCAAAAATCCTCAATACCCCAATGGGTAAGATTGCATCTTCTTTGATTGAAGAAGGTGTAAAACTTGGAGTTTCTTCTCGTGGTATTGGATCATTAAAAATGACCCGTGAGGGTGTTAATGTAGTTGGCGATGATTTTATGTTAGCAACTGCTGCTGATATTGTTGCAGATCCTTCTGCTCCGGATGCTTTCGTTGAAGGTATTATGGAAGGTAAAGAGTGGGTATGGGATGGAGGTATTCTTCGTGAGAAGTTTGCAGAAAAAACATACAAAGAAATTAACACTCTTGTAACTCAAAAGCAGTTGGATGAACGTAAGTTAGATCTGTTCAATAACTTCTTATCGAATCTTTAATTATATAAATAAATATAGTTTTAATACGGAAAAAAACGGAGAGTCAAAATGTCTCGTGGCAAAAAATTACAAGAAATGGAAGTAAAGACACAGCAATCCCGCACCGCTGTTAATGCTGGAGCTAAAGCTGCTGAACCTATGGCACATATGGCAGACCCTGGCACCCAGTTAGGTAGTGTTGAGGATCTTGGTGGACCTACTCCAGAAAACTACAAACCCGATGACGATTCAGCAAAACTGAAGACACCTGGTGGTACTCTTAAGCAAGTAAGAGATGTTGTTAACAAAGGAGCAAAAGCAGCAGAGTCAATGCCTACCATGAAAAAAGAAGAAGAAGAACTCTCCACAGAAGAGACAATTGAAGAAGAAGAAGTTTCAACTGAAACTGTTGTCTCTGAAGACGAATCCGTAGAAAAAACTTCAGAATATGATATCGAAGAAGATGTTAATGCTCTTCTTGGTGGCGAAGAACTCTCTGAAGGGTTCAAAGAAAAAGCAAAAACTATCTTTGAAGCAGCAATCAACTCCAAGATTGCAGAAATTAAAGAAGCATTAGAAGTACAATATCAAGAGAAGCTGTCCGAAGAAATCCAAGCAGCAAAAGAATCACTCTCTGAGCGTGTTGATTCTTATCTTGAATATGTTGCTGACGAGTGGTTTGAAGAAAACGCACTTGCAGTTGAATCTGGTCTTAAGACCGAAATGACCGAATCATTCCTTTCTGGAATGAAGGGTCTTTTTGAAGAGCATTATGTAACAATCCCTGAAGAAAAATATGATGTGCTGGAAAGCATGGTAGTAAAACTTGATGATATGGAGACAAAACTCAACGAGCAAATTGAGAAGAACATCTCCCTTAACAAGCGTCTCTCTGAGTCGGTTGCTGATGGGATTTTAGATCAAGTCTCTGAAGGTCTTGCACAGACTCAGAAAGAGAAGCTCGCTTCACTTGCCGAAAGTGTTGAGTTTGAAAGTGAAGAACAATATCGTGACAAGGTGGAAACACTCAAGGAGTCATATTTTGCCTCCAAGAAAGAGTCCTCCGCTGCTAAAACTGAAACCCTCTCAGAAGGTGTAGATTCCTCTGGTTCAGAGTCTTACTCTGATTCAATGGCTGCATACATCAGAACACTGGGTTCTTTTAGCAAGAACAACTGAATTTAATATTAAATCAAACACAAACGTATTTTAGGTAACCGCAAATGTTCCAATCCGAGCATCTGCAGGAAAAGTGGGCACCTCTCCTCAATCATGAGGGTCTTGATAAAATCACAGATTCCCATAAGAGAGCAGTAACCGCAGTCCTGTTAGAAAACCAAGAAAAATTCCTCCGTGAGCAATCCGCATTTGAAAATGGCGGAATGCTTGCTGAGCAACCCAACGTCAATACCCAGTCTACTACTAACACTCCCGGTTTTAGTGCAGCTGCATCTTCACCCGTTGCAGGTTTTGACCCCGTACTGATCTCCCTGATCAGACGCTCCATGCCCAACCTGGTCGCATATGACCTGGCTGGCGTTCAACCCATGAGTGGTCCTACCGGACTCATCTTCGCAATGCGTTCGAAGTACAGTACTCAGGGTGGTTCTGAAGCACTGTTCGACGAAGCAGATACCGCATTCTCTGGTCAGCCTGCTGGTCTGGATGATGCAAACGGATTCTCTGATGCTGCTGCTGGTCTTGGTACCACTGCACAAGCAGGTAGCAATCCTAGTCTCCTGAACCCTGTTGGTTCTGCTTCTTCCACTGGCTACAATGTTGGTCAGGGTATGCGTACTGACAGTGCTGAAGCACTGGATGGCACCGGCACCGATGCCTTCAACCAGATGGCATTCTCGATCGAGAAAGTCACTGTTACCGCCAAGTCAAGAGCACTCAAGGCTGAGTACTCCTTGGAACTGGCACAAGACCTGAAGGCAATTCATGGTCTGAATGCTGAGGCTGAACTCGCAAACATTCTCTCCACTGAGATTCTTGCTGAGATCAACCGTGAAGTCATCAGAACTGTCTACAAGATTGCTGAAGCTGGTGCTCAAACCAACGTCGCAACTGGTGGTGAGTTCGACCTCGATATCGACTCCAACGGTCGTTGGTCTGTTGAGAAGTTCAAGGGTCTCCTGTTCCAAATCGAGCGCGATGCTAATGCTATTGCACAGCGCACTCGTAGAGGAAAGGGTAACATGATCCTCTGCTCTGCTGACGTTGCTTCTGCACTCACCATGGCAGGTGTTCTTGATTACACCCCTGCACTCAACGCTAACCTCAACGTTGATGACACCGGTAACACCTTCGCTGGTGTACTCCAAGGTAAGTACAGAGTTTACATCGATCCTTATTCGGCAAACTCTGCTGCTAACCAGTACTACGTTGTTGGTTATAAGGGTTCTTCACCTTATGACGCAGGTCTCTTCTATTGCCCCTACGTTCCCCTCCAAATGGTTCGTGCCGTTGGAGAGAACTCCTTCCAGCCCAAGATTGGCTTTAAGACCCGCTACGGCATGGTCGCTAATCCCTTTGCTGAAGGCACTACAGCTGGTCTGGGCAGACTTCGTGTCAACTCCAACCGTTACTATCGTCGCGTTACTGTCAAAAATTTAATGTAAGAATAAGTGGTATTATACCACATTTTTACAAGATTTTCAAGGGGGGCAAATGCCCCTCTTTTTTTATCTAAATAGCAAAGTAGAGAAATAAATAAAATGCCTTATCATATCAAAACCGTAAGTGTATTGAACCCATCGATTGGG